CTTAACCTTATCCTGGCGGTGCTCGATGAGATTTCTGGCTTTGCTCAGGAGATTGGCGGCGGCAATGACCAGGGTAAAACTGCAGATAATATCTATAAAGCTTTTCGTGCATCCGTAGATTCACGATTCCCAGACCTTGGCAAGGTGGCCTTACTATCTTTCCCACGTTTTCCTGGAGACTTTATCTCACAAAGATATGACTCTGTAATTGCGGAAAAAGAAAGTATTCAGAAAAAGCATACTTTTATTATTAATCCAGAGCTTCCAGAAAAAGCTGAGGGAAACAGTTTACAGATTGAGTGGGATGAAGATGTCATTACGTCATACAAGTATCCAGGAGTGTTTGCACTAAAAAGACCAACTTGGGTAGTAAATCCAACAAGAACTATTGACGATTTTAAGCTAGCCTTCTACACAGACATAGGAGATGCTATGCAAAGGTTTGCCTGCGTTCCAACCTTCGCATCTGACGCATTCTTTAAGCAAAGGGAAAAGGTCAGGGCATGTATGACTATTAGAAACCCCATCGATTCTTCTAAGAGGTTTGATGATGCTTTTAAGCCAGACCCAAACAAAAAATATTTTGTTCATGCCGACCTTGCACAAAAGCATGACAAGTGTGCAGTAGCAATTGCCCACGTAGAAAAATGGGTATCTGTTCAAGTTATGAAAGACTATGAGCAAGTTGTCCCTATGGTTGTTGTTGATGCTGTTGTATATTGGGAGCCAAGGGTCGAAGGTCCAGTGAATCTTTCTGAGGTAAAACAATGGATTCAGAATTTACGCAGACAGGGGTTCGATCTTGGAATGGTAAGCTTTGACCGATGGCAGTCGTTTGATATCCAGAATGAGTTAAAGTCTGTGGGTATTAGAACTGAAACTGTATCAGTAGCAAAAAAGCACTATGAGGATATGGCTATGCTAATGTATGAGGAAAGACTGGCTATGCCAGCAATTGAGCTATTGTTTGAGGAGCTAACTGAATTAAAGATTATGAAAAATAATCGAGTAGACCATCCAAGAAAAAGCTCTAAGGACTTGGCAGATGCTGTTTGTGGAGCAATTTTTGGAGCAATATCACATACACCAAAGGATCAAAACCTTGAGGTAGAGGTTCATACCTATAGGGATAGGCCTAAAAACCATGTTGACAACCAAAGGAACAATGTGATAGAATATAAGCCTATCCCGAAAGACATCAAAGAATATCTGGATAGTTTCGAAATAATCTAAAATAAGGAGATCCAAAAATATGACTTCATTTAAGAAGCCACTAATCGCTATTGCTTCTGCAGTAGCTCTAGTAGGAACTATGCTCATTGCTGGTCCTGCTATTGCATCATCCGCTACACTAACGGTTGCTGGAGCGTCTCCAGCCTCTGCAGGAACCTCATCTGCAAGTGCAATTGCACTCCCTGTCCCATCCGACAATGACGTAAGCTCTGCTGATGCACTTCGCATTTCCCTGTCTAGCGTAACTGCTGGCAGCAATGTTGTTGTGACCGCTACCAATGCAAAGATTGTCACAGCTGTTACTTCTGGTTCTACCACCGTAAAGGTCGACTCTGGAGTGTCTACAGCAACAATCGCAACTGGCACGGGAACAACTGCTGATGTTTATGTTTATACAACTACTACCGAAACTGGAACTGTTGTAGTTACTGCAAACAGTAACACAACAACTTACTACGTTAAGGGCACTGCAGGTGCTGCGTACAACCTAGTTGTTGTTGCTCCATCTGTTGCTAACCTAGGTGCTGCAGTAGAACTAACTGCAACTGTAACTGACGTGTTCGGTAATGCTGTAACTAACGCTAGCATTTCGTCCGCAGTAATTCGTGGTACAGTTGGTGCATTCTCATACGATGCAACTGACAAGCGTTACGAGGCAACTCTAACCGCTCCTACAACTGCAGGCACAACAGTAATCGCTAATACAATTACTGCATCTGCTGTAGCAGGTCTTGCAAAGCCAGCAACTGAGGTTGTTTCAAACATCTCTGTTGCAGATCTTGCTGGTCAGGTTGCTGTACTACAGGCAAAAGTAAGCACTATGGTTACTGCTAAAAAGTACAACAACCTAGTAAAGAAGTTCAACAAGATTACAAAAGGCAAAAAAGCCAAGCTAGTGAAGTAACAAAGCTGTAAAGATAGAACTGGGGAGGAGCCAAAAGCCCTCCCCTTTTCTATTTCTTAAAACTCTCAACCAAAGCTTTAGGTAGTGTTTTGTATTTTTAAAAACACTGTGCTATAATTGATCTCTAATCCAACTATCGAAAGGCAACACTTTTATGTCCGACTTTTTCTCCTTTAGACTTCCAGTAGATTTTGTTGAAAAATACACTGCTGTAGAGGCACCATTTGGCTTCAGGGACGCAGGAGAAAACTCTATTGGAGAAATTACTTTTGCTAGAACCTATTCTCGCATCAAAGAAGATGGAACTAAAGAACGCTGGTATGAAGTTTGTAAGAGAGTTATTGAGGGTATGTATTCTGTCCAGAAAAATCATGCCAAGGACAACCGTCTTCCATGGAATGATTACAAGGCTCAGAAGTCGGCACAAGAGGCCTTTGATCGTATGTTTAATTTAAAGTGGACTCCTCCAGGCCGTGGTATGTGGACATTTGGAACACCGCTTACAATGGAAAAGCGTAACTCAGCTGCACTACAAAACTGTGCTGTAGTATCTACAAAAGACCTAGACAAGAATGATCCAGGTGCTTTGTTTGCTTGGGTAATGGATGCCTTAATGCTTGGAATTGGTGTTGGCTTTGATACCCTTGGACAAGACAAGGCGTTTCCAATTAACGCACCCATCGAGCCGAAGGTAGTCTATGAAATTCCAGATACTCGTGAGGGTTGGGTAGAGGCAACAAGACTACTTCTTAATTCATTCTTAAGACCAAACCAAAACATTCAGGAGCTAGACTACTCACTGATTAGACCTTTGGGTGCACCCATTAAGGGCTTTGGAGGAACTGCGTCTGGACCAGCACCACTACAGCAACTTCATGAGCAGATTCGTAAAGTAATTGGTGGACGTGCTGGAGAGACTCTAGACTCTCGTGCAATTGTAGACATTATTAATCTAATTGGAACCTGTGTTGTTTCTGGAAACGTTCGTCGTTCAGCCACTCTTGCTCTTGGTGTTGAGGGTGATGACGACTTCTTAAATCTAAAGAACGCAGAAGCTTTCCCAGAGCGTAATAGCTATGATCCAAACAATCCAGGCTGGGCATGGATGAGCAACAACTCTATCTCTGCTGCAGTTGGAATGGATTACTCAAAGTATGTAGATCGTATTGTAGACAATGGAGAGCCAGGATTTATTTGGTTAGATGTTGCTCGTAACTACGGACGCTTGGCTGACCAGCCAGACGGTGCAGACTACCGTGTAGTAGGCTTTAATCCGTGTGCAGAACAGCCACTAGAGTCCTATGAGCTCTGCACCCTAGTTGAAGTACATTTAAACCGTCATGAGTCCAAGGAGGACTTCCTTCGGACCCTGAAGTTTGCTTATCTATATGGTAAGACTGTTACTTTGTTGCCAACCCACTGGCAACAGACCAACGGTATCATGCAAAGAAACCGCAGAATTGGAACATCCCTAACTGGTATCGCATCCTTTGCTGATGAGAATGGTCTTCCAACTGTCCGCAACTGGATGGATGAGGGATACAACAAAATCCGTTTCTATGACAAGAAATATTCTGAATGGCTATGTGTTCGTGAATCAATTCGTGTAACTACTGTAAAGCCGTCTGGATCAGTATCCTTGCTATCAGGTGCAACACCTGGAGTTCACTGGGGACCAGGTGGAGCTTTCTACCTACGTGCTATTCGTTTTGGAAACACAGACCCGATGCTACACCTATTTAAGGCAGCTGGATACAAGTGTGAAGATGATCTGGTGTCAGCAAACACTACGGTTGTATACTTCCCAATTAAGTCTGGGCAGAAGCGTAGCGAGAAGCAGGTATCTTTGTTTGAAAAGATGTCTCTTGCTGCAACTGCTCAAGAGTATTGGTCAGATAACGGAGTGTCAGTTACCCTGTCATTTGATAAGGAAACAGAAAGACAGCATGTAGCCTCTGTTCTTAATATGTATGAGGGCAAGCTCAAGGCAGTATCTTTCTTGCCAATGGGAAACAAGGTATATCCTCAGCAACCGTACACAGAGATTACTGAGGAAGAGTATGACTACTACATTGGACGTATTGCAAAGATTGATTTCTCTGCCATTTATGACGGGGTAGATAATCTAGAAGCACTTGGAGAATCATACTGTACAACAGACTACTGTGAAATCAAGATTCCAGACAAGAGGGCAAAATAATGAAACAGCTATTACACTTTACTGCAACATGGTGCCAACCTTGCAAACAAATGGAAGTCCCAATTGCAATGCTTGTATCTTCAAATCTAGATATTAATTATAATAAGATTGATGTGAGCGATGATTTTGATGAAGCTGTTGAGTATGGAGTTAGAAGCGTTCCAACCTTTATTGCATTAAAAGATGGAGTAGAGATTAAAAGACACACTGGGGTTGCAACAAACGAAAAACTACTTAGTTTATTTGACTAAAAAATAAAATGTTATAATAGTCTTGTTAGAGCTAACCCCGCTAACAAGGAGAAAAAATTAAAAAACCCCTATACTTTGTCATAGCCGTATCCATAGTTTTTGTATCACTACTTTGGCCAGTTGCGGCAAAAGCATCTACAACTGCAGTGTGTGACACCCATCAAGTTAATGGTGGTGATCAGGCATTCTTGATGAACCTAAATACCCCACTAGAATTTGGTGGCACGGTTTATGATGGTAACATCTATGTAAGTCCAAAAGGAACAGTTACTTTTGGTCAGGGTGACTATACTTTCTGGAGCTACCCAGCAACCCCATCAATATCAATTGGTTCTTGGGACTATCACGCTTTTTCTAATAACGGAAGTTCTCAGTGGGATCCAGGATGGGGAATCGGAAAAGACTTATATGTCAAGTATGGATCAACGGCAACTTCTATTTGCGTTGACTGGAAAGTAATGGTATGGGGTCAGTCTTCTGGAGAACCAGTCTACATCAGAATGATTGCAGAAGTAAATCCAGTAAACTATACCTGGACTCCAACCTATCAGGTAAGCTCTAATGCACCAGCTAATGCTAGGTATGGAGTTCGTTATACACATGGTGGTCCAGTACAGCCTTTAGAAATCCAAACAATTACTACCCCACCTGAGCCAGCCCCTATTGTCCCACCTGCTCCAGAGCCTACGCCAGAGCCTACCCCAGAACCTAGTCCAGAGCCAACCCCAGAAGAGCCTACGCCTAGCCCTACCCCTACGCCAGAGCCTTCCCCAGCCCCAGAACCTACTCCAGAGCCAACCCCTACTCCTGAGCCATCCCCTGTCGTGCCCGTTGTACCAGAGCCACAGCCCTCCACACCAGTAATCCCAGAACCAGAACCGTCACTGGAGCCAGAGCCAGAAGAACCGACCACACCACAGCCAGAGGAACCAGTGCAACCAGAAGAGCCAGCCATAGAACCTGAAGAACCCGTTGAAGAACCATCCCCCATTGAACCCGAACCAATTGAACCTCCTATTATAGAACCTGAAGAAGAGTCTATCACATCTGCGGAAGAATTGCCAGAGGAGCTTTCTACTGAAGAATTGATGCAGGTAGATCTAGAACAGATCATAGCCACAGACCTCTCAGAGGCCCAGGTAGAGGCTCTTATCGAGGCAGCACTTGAGACCTTTGAAACAGCTGAACAGGGCTCAGAGGAGTATGTGCAGGCCCTAGAAGCCCTATTTGTGGCAGCTCAGGCAGACGACATTGTCTTGGATGAGTCTCTAGCAGCCATCCCACTTCTTGGAGATGTTCTTGGAGGAGCAACAGAGCTTGTTAACTTCCTTGGAAATGCGGGGGCAGACATGAGCCCTCAAGTTAGAGAGCAATCAGAAAAGGTAGTTGTTACAGCAGTTGTTGCAGTGCAGGCAGCACTATCGGCAGTTTCTCTAAGCGGTATAGCAACAACAGTTAATTTAAGAAACGGAGCATAGTATGTACGAATATCGAGTAAAGCAAGTGCTAAGAGTTGTTGACGGCGACACTATTGACGTTGATCTAGATCTAGGTTTCAACATTTCTTATACCCAGCGAGTTCGTCTTGCAGGGATTGATACCCCAGAATCACGCACAACCGATAAAGCAGAAAAAGCTTTAGGGCTAGAGGTCAAAAAGTACTTGGGCGATCTTCTAAAATCTGCAACCCAGATTGTTATTCGCACCGAAAAACCAGACTCTACTGAAAAGTATGGTCGCATTTTAGGCTGGGTATTTTTAGATGGCTCAAGCGAATCAGTTAACAGTGCACTAATTGCAGATGGATATGCTTGGGATTACATGGGAGAAACAAAAGTAAAAGACTTTGAGCTGCTAAAGCAAAGAAGGAAGAAGGAGCAAAATAAATGAAATTTTTAACAGCATTAGTTAAGGACGTCATAGATCAGGCATGGACATTGCTTGGTATGGTCGTGGCTTGGCTTGTCCTGGAAGGTTCTGCTAAAGAGCTAACAGGAAACCTCATACTAATTACCCTATTAGTATGGATTGTAACATTTCCTATTTTTCGTTATGAAAAAGAAGAAACTAAATAGATAGGAAACCCCAAAAATGGAAGAAGAATATGGAGTAACTGGTGGCTGGGCCACAGTTAAAAACATCATCTTTAGGATTGTAGCAGTATTTGCAGCATCTGG